ACCTGTGCAGAGATTCACATCTGTTGTAACTTGTTTCCAAAGAGTATTTTGGTCTGTAAAATTAATCTTATCAAACTTAGTAACATAATAATTGTAAACATCGGTATCATTAACAATCGGTTCTATAGTATTTCTAATGAAGTTTAAAATCTCAATCCTGTTGGCGTACTTGAATGCTACAGAACGTTCTGTTTCTTCTTTGTACATTAAGCCATCGTCTGCAAAGACGTTAACGCTGCTATACTTTCCAGTAGCGTCGATAATTTCAAAGTTTCTGCTGATACCGCTAGATGTTCTGTTAATAGCATTAATTTTTAAAATGTCTTGTGATGTTGTTAACGGGGCTAGATTGTAATCTTCACCGGTAACCATCCTGTTCTGTGTATAATACTGAGCAGGAGCATTAGCTCTAATAGATGCTAGGCTTTCTGAAGCCGCAGAGCTACTAACGGTATACTTCAAGCTCATAGTAATGTTTAAAGTATGGCTAACTCCTTGCTTGTTAACATACGGCACAGCAATATTAATGCCGCGCATTTCGTTAGGAGCAATCTGGTAAACTAATCCGTTGCTTAGTCTGTAATAAACACGGAATGCTCCTTGAGGTAGGTTACCGTAAACACCGTCTGCAAATGCTAAGTCTACTCTGTCATTTTCTTTTGTAATTACAGAATAGATATTTCTAATATTAGAAGAAACGCTATTATAAGCAATATTGCTACCTACTAAACTACTGACCTTAGTCCATTCATTTAGTTGGGCACCTGTGGAACTTAAAGCAAATAACCAAACATCGTCGTTATTAATGTTATTACTATCAATTGCAATTGTTTCATTAGTTGTAGGAATTGCAATAGAAAAATCAGCAAGTTCTAAGCTACCTTGTTTAAACATTAGATAAAAACCTGTGTTAGCACTTGTGCCACCACGACCATCATTTTTGTAAACAAAACCAATCTGGTTTCCTGGAGTTGGCGCTTCTTCGTAAATTTCTTCCTTACCTTTAAAGCTAGTACTAACTAGTTCAAACGGCATTTGACGTCCAGCAACTACCTTGCTGAAAGTAAAAATAGGCACATCAGTTGATGCTGTTCTAAATCTATACTGCTCTGTTTGAATTCCTTCAATTGTAGCAGTACCTTGGCTACGGCCAAATTCTGTGTTGTCTGCCATTGCAGCATTTAAAACTGTAACAAATTGTTCTGCCCAATTTTGATTTGTAGGATCGTTCCAAACAATAGTCTGTTGAGATAGATTTTTACCGTTGCTATCTAGGATAGACTCTGTAGTTGTTACAGTATCAAACTTCAATAATCCCTTGGCTGCAACGTTTCTTTTTGCATTATAAGAAAGCATACGAGCTAGGCGCAATACGCTGTCTTTGCGTTCTGCAAGCTCAATAAAGTTTTCACGGCTAGCTAAATCAACACGGAATGCAAGGCTTTGTCCAAGGAATGCAATGGCGTCGATAAGGGCCAAATATTCACTAGACTCAATGTAGTCGTTAAAATCTTCTGGGTAATTTTCACGGAAATAAGAAATGATAACACGACGAAGGTTTTCAAAGTCGTAGCTTTTAAAATCAGCATTCTTAAATGTCTGATAAATTCTGGTCCAATCTTCGTTTAAAATAAGATTATTTTGTCTTGAACTTGTTGTCATTTTTCATTCCTATCTTGTATTTACCCAAGAAAATTATGTGCTTACTTTATAATGTTGTTTTCTCTATCAAAGTCAAACATCATACGCTCATTGATATTAAATGGCAAATACGTAATGTCTGCTTGTATTCTAATTCCCATGTCTGTACTGTCAATTATTACACCGTTAATTGCAATCCTTGGGTCGTAGTTAATAATGGCTTCTACGTCATCTGTGATTAATTTCTTAACTTCTTCCGTAAAAGGTTCGAATAATAAATCCCAAATCACAGTACCGAAATCAGGATTCATTAGTTTTTCGCCTTTACGGATATAAAAGTGATTTACAATATCTTGCTTTACTAAATCAATATCGTTTAATTTAAAAGAATTTTTAGTTTCTTTAGAACTAAATCCTTTGTAGGTAAAAGATCGTTGACTGTCATTAACGCTAGCCGTTAACGAAGATACTGATTTCTTGTTATAAATTCTTGCCATAATTAAGCATCCCTATCTGTATTTTCCGGAGTAAAGAACTCAGGAGCTTGGTTTTCATGCAGGGCCCAGGGCTCGTGCATCGGTATGCGTTTCATAATACTTTTTAACGGTTCTGATTTAGCGTACCTATTTTTACCTTCCCACTTCTCGCTAGAACTTGTAGCGATATTATCGTGTATTTGTAATTCTTCTGTTACTGCTGCTTCCGCTGCTTCTGCTGCGGCAGGTGCTTGCGGACCATTTAAATCAATGCTTCCACCAGATAACACAAGTGCTGCGCCACCGATGCTAGCATTGCCACCGGCAGTCCATTTACTTTCGCCGCCGCTCTTAATATTCAATCCTGCTGCTGCGGTTGCATTAACATCGGCACCGCTCTTAATATCCATAGTTCCTGTAGACGTTACTTTAGTAGTACCTGTTGTATTAACATCTAAATTACCTTTAGTTGTAACTAATCCGTCGGCACCTATGACAATTTCTAAATTTGTAGCAACGTCAACGTGGAATCTGCCTTCCTCTGAACGCATATTAATATTGCGACCTGCTTCAAAATTAATGTCTCTATCAGCACGGAAGTTTAAATCATTTTCTGTATGAATGCTGATACTATCTTCTGCATAAATGTCTATCTTACCATTGCTGGTCATTTCAATCCAAGTGGTGCCTTTAGCATTACCTATGTAGATTAAATCTTCGCTGTTGTGCAAAAGAATCTGATGTCCTGTTCTTGTGCGCACTCTAAAATATTCATTGTACGGAATATTAGGATCGCCCTTCTCACCGTTTTCTGTATCAGCATATTCAACAGGGCCTTCACCTGCTGGAGTTTTTCTTTGATAACGATCTTCACCGTCATCAAATACCATTTGTGTTCCGCCCAGTCTGCTAACAGGAACTGGCTTTGGCGTTTGGCTCTGTTTTGTTCCAATAAATTGACTCTTAGATCCAGGGCCTCTGTTAAAAGGGCCAGGTGTTAAAATTCCAAATACAGAGTTAGGAATATCTCGTCTGCTAGTAGTTGTGGGAACTCCGCGAACGTCATCTTCTAACAAACCTTGTTCTAAGAATCTATCAGCTATCGGATGAATTGCTTTTTTATTTTTATCAATACTTAGACTCTTTTCTTGCTCATTTGCTTTTCGATTTATTTCAGCAACAGGCAAAGCGTTTGTTGTATCGTATTTCTTTTTTTGTTCAGCAGAAGCAACAAACTCCGTTGATCCGCCGATTGCCGGGATCATCTGGTTAATAAATTTGCTAGGAGCACAGGCAATAAAATAACCGTTGTCTGGATCACCGTTAATAAAAGCACAAAGAATTGTAGTACCAATTTCTACCGTCGGAAACCACATACCATAACTTTTTTGTGTGTCGTTATAGTCGTCTTTATTGAGCCCCATAAACTCATAACCAGTGGCGCCGTAGAACGGACTTGCATACTTTACAGGAAATGACTGGTTTAAATCGCCAATCGTATTTCCGTTTTCTCTAAGTAAGGTAACCTGGAGGCCCGACATAAAAGTAGGATCTAGAAAACCAACTACCTTAGCTGTCATAATGCCTGTTGGTAATTTTCCTTCGCCTTCTTTAACCGGGGTTCTTGTTTCTTGTCCCATTTATTATCCCATAAAATCGCCAAGTGCGGCGTTATTTGCAGCAATCTCTGCATCTGACAATTCAGACGGAGTATCTGCAGGCGACGTCTTCGGTGGCTCAACCTTAGTTGTGTCGTACATTGTTTGATTCTGTTTACTAATTGTTGCTTGACCTTGATAATCAATTTCCTGATTAACTTGACGAGCTAGATCTAATGTTTGTTGGAACGTACCATTAGAAAATCTATTCTCTATACTCTTAACATGATATATTCCGCTGAACGGAGTTACTGCTCCGCCATCTGGAAATCCCATTAGACCGCCCTGACCTGTTGTGCCTAGATTAGGCTCTAACGGATTTCTCCAGGTAATATAAACAAATATTTGGCTTCCTTCCCAATTCATAGAACCATCTGAATTAACTTGTTCGTTAGGACCGTATTCTGCGAGATAGTTAGAATTGATTCCGCTGTCTGATAAGAAATATAAATCACCCAATATTTCAATTTTTACAGATGTTAAATCGCTGCTGGCCTGGAATGCTTTGTTAAATGAATCCGCAATAACTTGTTCAACTGTTTTTTCACCAGACGCTGTAGGCGATGCTAATTTAGGATCACCTTTTACAGACGGGGATCCTGACGCCGATGTTGCACTCTCTGGTGCATCACCTGTTTTCAATCTTGCTTGAGGGGTTGCATCAGGTGCTGCATTTTGTTGGTCTGTGTTTGCTATTCGAGTATGTTGGCTTGGAGGGCGTGGCATAACTCCAGTGTAGAACATTCCGTTAAAAGTTAAATCAAATTTTAAAATGTCGTTGTTTTGTCCTGTATACAAATAGTCGTAACGTTTAGCTATAACTCTCTGTAGATTACTCTCTCCGGCTGTAACCGAACTAGGATTTTTAAAAATTGCGGCACTAACTTTAAAAGGCACAACTCTATAAATGAATCGTTTAGCTCTTATGTTTCTAACTTTATCGTAATCTAACAACTGTATTTGCACGTCAATTCTAAACCAGGAGATCATGCCTTTGTCGTCAATCTGTTCACCTTTTAATTTGTTAACACAATATTCTGATGACAGCACTACCATTTTAATAATTTCTGTAATCTTTGTTCCTTGTGAAAAAACAATCTCACGTTGCTTAGGATCAATAGACATACTATCGCGTTTGATTCTTCCTGTAGTTTCGTCGTAAACATCGCCTTCTAGTTTAAAGAGATAGTTACCGCCCGATGATTCAGAGAACCCCATGCTAGAATAACCTATTTCGCCTTCACCCCAGTTATCCTGGGCTGCATCTCGGTCAACTGATTCAATGCGCTGTGTTTTTTCAGCCTTAGGATCTGCCATTGCTCTTAAAACTTCTGCTACAGAATTGTCGTCTAGTCCAACACGGTCACTTGCATCTACAGGAAATACAACTTCGTATAAATCAGGAAGCTCTGCTTGGCCAGCATCTACTTTTTCTAATTGTATTGTATTCAACGCAGTACATAAACTTTGTGGTCCCGAAGTTAATACTTCGTTAACTGTCATTCCTGTAATTTTTAAATCTGTTGTTAAATTATTAACAACATCACTAAAGCCCTGGTGATGGAAAGGAGACGCATCTACTTTATATTTGCTGCCGCCTTCGTTAACATTAAACTCAACTTTAGTAATTTTAATTGTAAAATATTTTGTTAATTCGTCTGAGGATGCAAAGATTGCACCATTGTCTTGGAAACCTGCAAATTCTAATTTTAACAAATATGGTGTGTCATTTAAGTATGACGGAAATCCAGCATCCAATGCTGCTGCTTGTAGACTTTGTAAAAACAACCCCAACGAATAAGGTTCATAAATTTCAAAAGTAAAACTACTGACGTTGGTGTTACCTGTTTTTGCAGACCCGCCCAACTGAGCATTCATAACAACGTTATCAATAAAATATTCAGGGGCGCCGTATGCTGTGTTTGCTCGTTCAGAGTCGTATCTCCCAGCAGAAGACATTACTACGTGTTTTAATGCCGCAGGATTTCCTCTGTAAGTAGTTGGATCATTAAACTGATTAGGTTCAAGACAACATAAAGTCCACAACGGAGTGTATGAAGCAAACTGCTCTAGAACGTTAGGATAAGGAGGACCACCTGCAGGCGGTTTTTGAAATGCAAAACTTTTAATTAAAGGAATCTTAGTTGTGTCTGAAACAATTTTATTAAGACTATTAAGATTTAGTGTTGCCGCAGATTCAGATATAGCGTTAGTAATATTCCTAACACTTCCTATGTTTACATTAACAGCATTGGCAATCTGTGATATTGGATTGCCGTCTGGCCTTAATAAATTTCCAACTGTTTGCCCTAGATCTCTAAACAATGACATCTTAGACTCCTATGTATTTTTCTAGGTTTGACTTTTTAGGACAATAGATAACCGTACCCGGTTGGAAATCAAATATAGGATCTTTAAGAACACTCATGTTGCGTTGTACAAATACCCACCACAATTCAGAATTTCCATACAGGTCAAATGCTAACAAGTCTGGTCTATGCTTGTAATGTGTTTCAATAGTGTAGGCGTAATCGTCGGCTTCGGCTGGCACGGGACGAATCGACAATAATTCCAAATGGAGGTTGTTTTCTTTAGTGGTATAGTACGGGGACGTTTTTTTATATCTAGCCATTATAGAACTCCTTGGCCGCCTGTCATGCCGCCGTTAGCATAAGTCTTCAGATCAAATTGTCTTAGGCGTGTTCTATTATAGATAGGAGCAACAGTAACACTAATTGTTGACATAATAGGAACCCAGGTTGGTGTTGGTCCTTTTGTATATTTCAAATAATTTACGTCGTCTTTAAAATCTACTGTAAAACTTTTTACTATAACTGGAACGTTATTAAAAACTCTTGCACCGTAACCAGACAGGTTACAAACAACCGGCGGATTGCCAACATTAGCTCCTTGGCCGTAAAACATCTTAGTTGCTGTTTTTAAAAATGTCGTTGCCTGGATCCAGTATTCTGCATCCAATTCATTTTCTACAGAAAATTCTCCAGTAATTTGAATATCGTCAATTTGGCTATTCTTGTAAGCATAGAACGGTTGAATATTATGCACGGGATCAATTTGTGTATAGTTGGCTTTTGAGCTTACAGAGATACTTGGCAAATAGGGCCACACAAATCCGCCTGTTTCAGAAAGTCTAGAAAATGCTCCGCCAAACAAGCCAAAGTTACAATTTAATTTTACACGCCAGTCATCTGCTGCGCCCGATTTTAGCTCTACAAACGACCCCTGTTGCTTAAATAACTCTGCACCACTAGGTAGGTTCTTGCCCCTTGCCATGCTGAGAAGGTTGTTTACCATTCCAGCAGCTGACGAAATTTGTCCAGCAATTTGCGCAAGTCCGCCACCTAACCCACCACTGGCCAAACCTAATTTGTTTAAACTAGCACCTATGGCAGCACTGGCATTACTAATCGATCCTGCTACGCCGCCCAAAGCACTAGCAGCGCCTCCTAATGCACCTTGTGCGTTTGATACAAGACTTTGTACAGGATTGCCTACGCCCCCTAACGCTGTGCCTGCTTTGCCTACCATTTCATTCATTGCTGAAGTTGCACCGTTTAAACCGCTGCCAATTTCGCCCCCTAATCTACCAACCGTAGAATCTACGTTAGCTTTGAGAGAATCAAAGTTAATACTTTTTAGTGTACCTTCTGCCGAGGCTGCGGCTGCGCCTACCTGTTCTGAAACAGAGGATACTAATTTAGCCAAAGGGTTTGTAGATAATGCCATTTTGAACGAATTTTCCTGTTATCCAGTATTTATTCTTGACAAAATGTGCTATTATATTAACTAATGGAGAAACCACCGGAGATGAACACTACAGTACCTAAAGTAAAATATCTAACAAACAAGGACTTATTAAAAGAGATTCATTTAAGCAAAAATACGTATTGCTCTTATACTGCACCCGAATACGCAGATTACGATCTCATCCTTCCTAACCTAGGTAAACTTAATATTAGAACAATAGCAGAAGCTAAAAGAAATAGGGCTACAAAACTATCAAAACAAGCCCACGAAACTGCTGTATTAACAGGCGGAAAAAAGTTACCCGCAAAAGACTTTGAAGTTGATTATAAAACTATTAAAAAATCAGATGTTGTGTTTAGAATAATGACATTTGAGCATATTCCTTTAGCGCCTGGTCGAAAGAAGACTTTAAAGAATACAGCAGATAGTCACGAGAAAGTAAATTTCCCCCCGTTCCAGCATTACAAGTTTGATGACAATGATAACATTGTGTTAGTTGGAAAAAGTCATTGGAAGGGCGATTTAGAAACTGGCTCGTTTAACAAAGAGCACGGAAAGATGACTAACAACTTAGCTCGTATGTTTTTGAAATTATGTGAGCGTTACGCAACTAGAGGAAACGTTCGTGGATATACTTACAACGATGAAATGCGCGGTCAAGCAATACTTCAGCTCACCCAAATTGGTTTACAATTTGATGAAAGCAAATCCGATAACCCGTTTGCTTACTATACCGCTGCTGTTACTAATAGTTTTGTTCGCATCATTAATATCGAAAAACGTAATCAAAATATTCGAGATGATATTCTTGAAATGAATGGCATGAACCCTAGCTGGACTAGACAGAACAGTGGAGGGAGTAATTATGGTGGACCCGTTAGCTCTGGTGGGGGAGATGGCGGTGACTGGGATTGACCTTTGTGTTGTAAAAATAGTACAATAGTAAAGGAGAACCTATGTCATTATTCAAGAAAGTAGCGTGTTTTACCGATATTCATTTCGGTTTAAAATCAGGCAGCAGAACGCATAATCAGGATTGCGAGGAATTCGTTAATTGGTTTTGCGATACTGCACAAAAGGAAGGTTGCGAAACTGCAATCTTCCTAGGCGACTGGCACCACAACCGTAGTACTACTGATGTTAGTACAATGAACTATACAGTCAGTAACCTAGAAAAACTTAACAATAGCTTTGAAAAAGTATATCTCATTATGGGCAATCACGATGAGTTTTACAAAGACAAACGCGAAATTCACAGTTTAGAATTTGCTAGACTGTTTCCTAACATCCATGTTGTTAACCAAACCCTAACACAAGGCGATGTTACTATTATGCCCTGGCTTATTGCCGATGAATGGAAGAAGATCCCTGACATTAAAAGTCGTTACATCTTTGGACACTTAGAATTACCTAGCTTTTACATGAATGCAATGGTACAGATGCCTGACCACGGGCAAGTGCAGAGCAGTCATTTTGTAAATCAGGAATACGTGTTTACCGGACACTTCCACAAACGTCAAAATGCACAAAACATTTGGTACATTGGAAATGCGTTCCCTCATAACTATGCTGATGCTGGAGATGATGAACGAGGCATGATGATTTTAGAATGGGGTGGTACTCCTGAATTTAAATCCTGGCCTAATCAGCCCGTATACCGTGTTTATAAGCTAAGTCAGATTATTGATAACCCAGAGGCACTACTTAAAGAAAAAATGCACTGTAGGGTTACAATTGACTTGCCTATTACATTTGAAGAAGCTAACTTTATCAAAGAACAATTTATTCCACAATTCAACTTGCGAGAACTAATGCTAATTCCGGAAAAGGTAGAAGTAGAATCAAATAATGTACCTATTGATATCAACTTCGAAAGTGTTGATACAATCGTTATGAATCAAATTAACGCAATCGAAAGCGAGAGCTACAACAAAAGTTTGTTATTGGATATCTATAAAGAACTATGATAAAAATTAAGAATTTAACTGTACGTAATTTTATGAGTGTTGGTAATCAAACTCAGGCTATTGGGTTTGATAAAGGACATCTAACATTAGTATTAGGCGAAAACTTAGACCTAGGCGGAGATGATAGCGGTGCTCGTAACGGTACTGGTAAAACTACAATCATTAACGGATTGAGTTATGCTATTTTTGGAACAGCATTAACAAATATCAAGAAAGATAACCTTATTAACAAAATTAACGGCAAAGGAATGCTTTGTACTGTTAGTTTTGAAAAGGACGGTGTTGATTATCACATCGAACGTGGACGCAAACCCAATCTCTTGAAGTTTAGTATCAACGGTCGTGAACAAGAACTTGCTGACTTAGACGAATCACAAGGTGACAGCAGAGAAACACAAAAAGCAATTGACGAGCTTTTTGGTTTAAGTCACGATATGTTTAAGAACATTGTAGCGTTAAACACTTATACAGAGCCGTTCCTTTCAATGAAGGCTGCTGATCAACGCACTATTATTGAGCAGTTGTTAGGTATTACTCAGTTATCTGAAAAAGCAGAAGCATTAAAAGAACAAATCAAAACAACGAAAGAAGCAATTGCTACAGAAAATACAAAGATAGAAACAATTAAAATTTCTAACGAAAAAATTCAACTGAGTATCGATTCTCTAGAACGTAAACAACGGTTGTGGTCTGAGCAACACGAAACATCTGTTGCTAATCTAGCAAAGGCTATCGAAAAGCTATTGCATATCAACATCGATGAAGAGATTCTAGCACATCGTGCATTAGACGCTTACAACACAAAACGCAAAGCAATCAACGATGTTAACAATTGGATCTCAAGATGTGAACTAGACGAGGCTAGAGAGCAAAAGTTAATTGATACACTAAAAGCAGAAATTGCTAGTTTAGAAAATCACACCTGTCATAGTTGTGGTCAAGCATTCCACGACGAGAAACAAGTTGCATTGCTAGAAAAGAAACGCAAAGAATTACAAGAAACTGCATTACAAGCATTAGCAACAAACACACAGTGGATTGAACATAATGATACCTTGAAAGAATTAGGCGAGTTAGGTGACATGCCTGTGGTAACCTACGACACATTAGAACAAGCACTCAATCACAAAAACACACTAAGCAGTTTAGAACGTGATTTAGAAATTAAATGTGCAGAGACTAACCCGTACTTAGAACAAATCGAAGAGCTACGCAATACTGCGGTACAAGATATTAACTGGGATGCAGTTAACGAACTAGTTAAACTCAAAGATCACCAGGAGTTTCTGCATAAGCTATTAACAAACAAAGATAGCTTTGTTCGTAAACGCATTATTGACCAGAACTTAGCTTTCCTAAATCAACGATTAACCTACTATCTCGATAGGATTGGACTCCCACACATTGTTGAATTTCAAAACGATCTAACTGTTATAATCACGCAGTTAGGGCAAGACCTTGATTTTGATAATTTAAGCAGGGGTGAGCGTAATAGACTTATTCTTTCAATGAGCTGGGCGTTTAGAGATGTATGGGAAAACTTGTACACTTCAATTAACCTGTTGTTTATCGACGAATTAGTCGATAGCGGCATGGACGCAAGCGGTGTTGAATCGAGTATTGCTGTTCTAAAGCGCATGAGCAGAGAACGTGATAAGAACATTTTCCTAATTAGTCACCGCGATGATTTAACTAGTCGTGTAAATCACGTACTCAAAGTTATTAAAGAGAACGGATTTACCAGCTATTCTAACGATGTTGAAATTGTAGGATGAGCACAGATAGCCACGATAGAATGATTGCTGCTTTCCAGGAATATTTTAAGTGGCAAACTCAATTTGAATATACAGGCACAGACAACGCAGGCATACAGGCACGATATTGGCTTTCGGAAATACGCAACGAGGCAAGCATTAGGCGAGTAGAAATACAGGAAAAAAGGGACATAAGGAAAAAAGCCAGAAATGGTAAGCCGGGGAGACCACGTAAACTAACTACGTGATGACGTGGACTTATCAAAATACATTAGTAGAAACCTTACCCGAAGAGTGCGTAGGATTCGTATATTTGATAACCAATGTCGTCTCTGGCAAAAAGTATATAGGCAAAAAACTTGCTAAGTTTTCAAAAACCACGTACAAAACCGTGAAATTGAAAAACGGAAACAAGAAAAAGAAGAAAATTCGTAGTAAAATTGACAGCGACTGGCGCGATTATTATGGCTCTAGTCCAAATTTAACCAAAGACATAGACACATTAGGCAAAGAAAACTTTACACGAGAAATACTATATTACTGCACATCCAAGGCGCAATGCTCTTACATAGAAGCCAGAGAACAATTCCATCATAAAGTACTAGAATCAGATGATTGGTACAACGGACACATACAAGTTCGTGTACACGGATCACATATTATTAAAAATACGCTACCGTAGGCACACCCTAGGCTCAACAAATCCAGGCAAAATATCGCCAAAAAAGCCCGCACAGGCGACTATATCGTGCCCAAAATCCGTTCTGATGTGTGACGGTAAGGAATCTCTAGTTGGCGAAGAGTAGCAAATCACTATCCTTAACAGGACGACGATCGGATATGCCTTCATAAAACCGGTTTGATTTGTAAGAAAACGTATTTTACAAGGCTAAAAGAAGGGAGAAAAACCCTTAGGCTAGTGCATATGTTAGCGTATGTGTATTAGTCCACCGTCAGAAATTAAGACGTAGCTCGTGGTACCGGCTGACCGCCACTGTAATGCTATAACGCTAGGTGTATTGTGCAACTCACATAATGCTATCTTAACCCGGTACAGGGTTAAGTGTGACTGAACAATCTACATAATACTTAAAACTGCTTCGCAGAAACTATAAATCACTATTAAGAAGAAAGAAAATTCGTTGAGCGATAGCGAAAACGAATACGAGCTTTAGCTCGTAACTACAATAAATAACAAATATATCTTCGAGTTGGAAATGAGACTACAACAATTATCAGCTAATAGCAAACCCTATCTATATGAAGGCCTTGACTTCTCTAGCAGAAAAACAATGGCTTTATGGGAAAGTGCCGGGTTACAATTAAAAGAAGCGGCCCTTACACCTGATCAAATACAAAGTCTATTTCAAGAAATAGAAGCACAATCTACAGCAGCAGGTGGTAATAGAACAGCTTTAGGCATGGGTAAAGATGCTATCAGTGCTGTTAACAAAGCCTGGGAAGATCTAAAGACAAAGATTCAAGATAGCGGCCCTATTAAGGCTGTAGATCAAAAATATGATGAAGTTGTTGCTAAAATCGAAGCAGGTCTGGGCGGACCTGACAATGCTGTCAACACAGTAATTCAAAAATATCGTGCATTTGCTAAAGCACACCCTATTGCACAAGGTATAATCTACAGCGCTCTTATTGCTGCTGCTGGTATTAGCGGTGCAGGATTAGGTGGCGCTGCTGTTCTTGGCTTGTTAAAAATGACTGACAAGCTATTACAAGGTGAAAAATTTAGCTCCGCAGCCTATTCAGGCGCTAAGACAGGAGCAATGGCCTACGGTGCAAGTAAGATTGGCGATATGGTTAAAGGCAAAATAGCAGATAAAGATGCTTATGATGCCATGGGAGATGCACAGGATCTTAGACAGCAGCTAGGCGGTGCAGATACAGGAGCAATTGAAAAAGGTCTTGCAGCCGATCAAGCATTCCAGGATAGTATGCTTAACAAATTTCCACCTGACCAGGGATATTCTTTTGCTTCTAACGGCAAAAGTCTACAGGTGCTTGACGCTACAGGTAGAAAAGTATTCCAGGGCG